AAATCATGTCAGTATTACCACTTGCAGATTTAACACTGAACTCTCCTGCAAGTATTCTTAAATCGCCAGTGCCTTGATCTGAAATATAACTATTAGACCCATCATGGTAAATCTGTAGGTCAGACCCAGCGCCGAAGATGGCTTTGTCGTTGTCGCCGAAGGTAATATCTGCACCTGATAACGCAAGATCACCAGTCATCGTGTCCCCAGTAATACTGACGAATCCTGTAGCAGTATCTAATGCATTCTTAAATTCACCAAAGGTAATGGCTTTAGTCTCAGAGGCACTTGTATCAACGACAACAAGCTCATCCCCATCGGCTAGATTAGCCCCTGTGATGTTGGTTAACTCTGATATTTTCTTATCAGCCATACTCTCTTACCCCGTAATTGCTTCTACTGCTTCAAATGAAATCCCATAGAAGCTAGAATTGTTAATCGACCAAGAAGTGATATTCTCTTTCAGTCTAAAGACACCCTTGGGACTTGTTGTTATCACAGTCTCTGCTGTGTAGTCTGTGCGTAGGCTAGGCCAGATGTCTACCTGACTTGTACCTGTTATGTCACTTAAGATTTGATGTAGTTTAGCCTCACTACCAGTCCCTAGCTGAATATAGTCACCTGCCAGTAGTGTGTCAGAACCAGAGGTCATGGTAATCGTAACATCATCATCACCTGCGTTACCAGTAGCTGTAGCTGTAATACTATCCCCATTAGAGATTAGTGTACCTCTTGGAGTGGCATAGTCGGGGTCTCCCAGTAGAAATGTACCTGTTGGACCCTTAAGACCTACAAGCATAGATTTCCAAGGTGCAGCTAGGTCTCTACGGACACTAGGGATAGAAACAGAGGCTTCCCATCGTTGACCTTGATGAGAAACCACTTGCTGTTTGTAAGTGAAGGGGGACTGAGAGGTAGCGACAGCATTTACCGCCCTAAGCTCAATCTGTGCGATACCAATACCTGTTGGTTGGTCTAGTGGATAAATAAGTGCCATTAACCGAATACCGCCTTCATTTGACCACCTCTACGACGAGAGTCCATGATCTGTTGCTGTGTCATCTGTGCAATCTTAGGTGCCTGTTGTGCGATGATCTTCTTGACACTCTCGTCACCATTAGCAGCAAAGTTGAAGCTCTGGTTGATAGTAATGTCACCACCACCGTCAGCTTGTACACCTAGTTTACCATTCTTACCACGCTTAAGTGGCATAATAGCTTCTGGTCCAGCTTCTCCCATCAGTCCTGTACGACCACCAGCCATAGGGAAGTATACAGGAGAACCTACGACACCGCCATTGGCATAGGGTACGACAGAACCATTAGAGAACACATTACCATTTGCACTAGGTAACATTGGCCCTTGAACTGGACCTATCATAGCACCTTGTATAGCACCAGAGATAGATTGTACCATTTGTTCTACAACTAGGATTTCGTAGAGCCTACCAATGATGTATCTAGCCATGTCACGGAAAGCATCTTTAACAGACTTAGTACCATCAACAATAGACATAAAGGCATCACCCATAGAACCAGCTATATCATCCGCCACTTCTTTTTGTTTTTGTCGAGCATCTTCTAGCTTTTGTATTCTATCTTCTTCAAGCCTTTGAAGGATTATAGTTCTGTTAATCTGAGCTTCTAGAGAGTTTATGGTGTCTGTACCATACTTCTTATAGTCTACACCAAGAGCTTGAATTATACGTTTACGAGCCTCTGTTTTACCAACTAGAGCTTCTTCTACGTCAAGTTGTTTTCTAAGTTCTACTAAAGGATCACGTTTCGTTTTAGAAGTGTTTGTGTCATTTCCATCATCTGCAAACAAATCGACACCAAGTCGTAACGCTTGCGTTGCAGTCATACCTGCTTCACCACGAGGATCAAACACATCAGCTAGTACACGCTTTTCAAGCATTTTACCGTAAGACTTAGATACGTCTTGAACTTGTCTCTTAAACTCTCGTGCTTGTGCTACTTGGTCCTTGAGTTGTTCAGTTAAATTAAGGCTAAGTCTATATTGATCTGATAGTTCTTCAACTGTATCTTCTGCAACGCCTTTTCTTAGTAAGTCAGCTTCATAGTTTTCTACAGCTATGTCAGTCTCTAACTGTCTTACAGCAGTAGACTGCTTACCAAACTGAAGTTGCATTTGCAAAAGGGAGTTCTGATCTTGTAACTTCTTAAGTTCATCTGATGTAAAGGCATTTAGTTTATCGTTAGCTGCTATGCTGTCCATCAAAACTTTGAAGCGTCTCTGATTAAGTGTTAAGAGCTTCTCTTCTGCCTCAGACTTTTCATTAGCTGATCGTAATTCTCTCTGTAATAACTCTTCCCTTTTCAGTATAAGGCTTAGTACATTCTCATTAACATTCTTTGATTTAAGGTCTGCCTCTAATGCTTTTAGAGAAAGCTCTAACTCTTTTTCAAAAGTCTCTACACTTTCTTCACCAAACTTTAGTCTAGTGTTTTCCAAATCTTGTCTGTCAAGCTCCGCCCTTTGAGCTTTTTGCCTAGATTCATTCTCTCTCTCAAGTAAAGTGTTATATCTTTGTTGAGCTACCTCAAGGTCACCCCTCGCCTTAGCTTGATCTTCTAGCAGTTGAGTAGCTTCTGTAATACTTTGTAAACTATTTCCAAATGCAGCTTCGGCTTCAGAGGCTGACATAGTTTGTCCACCCCTTAATGACTGCCTAGATGCAGCCATAGATGCAGACCTTTGTTGAATAGCTATTAAAGCATTATTCGCATCAACAAGTTGTCTTTTAGCTTGCTCTAAAGAATCCCCAGCTAGAAGCTCATCCAGAGATAACCCACGAGATAATGCTTCCCTAGTTTGGAGAAACTCTTTTAATTTTTCATCTAATGACTTTATTCTATCTTCAAGGATGTCTGTGCTATCAGCAGCATCATCTGCTTCTTTCTTCATGTTCATGAAGACCATAGCGGCAGAACTTATTAAGGGTATTGCAATACCTAAACCAGCAGATAAAGCTATAGCAGCCTTAGTTGTTAAACCCAAGCTACCAGCAACTAAAGGTAAAACGCCTACTAACTGTGAGGCTTGCTGAGAAAATGCTACTGCAACATTAGTGCCGCTTTGAACTTGAACCGCAAAGTCAGATACCTGATAACCTACTTGCTGAGTAACTACACCCATACGATTACTAGATTTAGTAGCCGCCATTTGAGCTTGAGTTAAGTCTTTTGTAGCCTTAATAGTCTTAATTTCGGCATTGTAAAGCCGTAGTATAGCCGCCTCTGCTTGTTTAGCACTAAAGCCCATACCTACAAGTCGGTCTCTTAGTTGGTTTATGGCTTTAGCCATAGCAACAGAGTCAATTTGCGCTTTAGTTTGGGCTTTAGCTAACTTCTTTACCTCTCGCTCTATTTTCATAAAGCTGTTGGTTACTTTCAGTAGGTCATCCCCACCTACAACGCCAACCCTGAGTTCTAAATCATTAGCCATTAGCTACCCCTAAGTATACGACATCTAGACGCTTGATTGCTTCTACTTCCCAAGATGCAAGTGGTGTCTCTGTCAATTCTTTCCACGCCTTAATCTGTTCGTATGTTATCGGGTTTGGGCCTGAGAAACCAGCAGACCTACTGTTGCTTAATGTAATAAAGGCAGACCAGACATGAGATATAAGAACTGGAAATTCTGTCGGGGGTTCCAATGCTTCAATCTTACGTCCAGTCTGCCTTTCTACTTCTTCTAAGTGTTCACGTTCTGTAGTACCTGACTCTGTGGGCTTATTCAGTTTGAACTGATGTCCTGCCCATTCACATAAGTCTGATACTACACTTTCATAAAATCCAGAGAGCTATTCAGAGCCTCTTCAATTTGTTCACGTAGCCAAAATACTTCTGAGTAGATGGCCTTAGCTTTTGTAGCACTAAACTTTGGTTGTTCACCATCAAATGTGATATTCCAACCTTTGGTTGCTTTAGCTAAGAGTTCCAAGCCAGCGTCCTCTAGCTCCTCTGCTGTAACCTCTAGGCTTTTCTTACCTTGCGCTTTCTTAAGGCGTTTGTTTGTCTGCTCATGTATAGCAGATTTGTAAGCCTTAGAATGTGGTGCATGTAGTGTGATAGTCATAGGAGACTTATCATCATTGGTAAGTGTTTCTAGAGTAGCAGGGTGTACTATAGTAGCTTCTACAGTGTCACTGCTTGGTGTTAAATCTTTCAAGTCCATGTCGAGTTTCCTTGTTTACGGGATTATCGGGTAGTTAAGTGTGAGGGATGCCAGACCCGACACCAGCACCCCTCGCCCTAGCTAGGGATTACGCAGTCTCAGGACGACTGATCTTAAAGTTTGTGCCTTCTGTGCTGTCATATAGAGCAACAAAAGACATTGTGATTAGTCGGCTTAGTGGGCCATCAACACCAACATCAGCAGAGTTCACTTTGATACGTGGGAACATGAACTCATATTCGTTAGCTGCTGATGGGTCATTAACTGTGATAACCAATTCACTTTCAGTCTCATTCAAGAAACGGTTAATCAATGCAGCATCTTCAAAGTATGCAGTGAAAGTACCTTCAACCTGTGACATACCATATTCTAAAGATGGTGCTGCAGAGCTACCAATAACGAATGTAGGTGAGAAGCTGTTGTTAACTGTGAAGTCAATACTTGTGATGATAGCGGCAGAAGATGAAGAACCTACGTTACCGATAGCCAAATCACCTGAGTAAGCATCGAATGGTTGTGCTGACGATGAAGCATCTTGTGTCTTCTCTGTAGCTGACATGCTCATGTCTGAACCAATAATACCAAAGGTTGTTGTAACCATCTGGTTTGGTGCCATAGAGATACCCATAGTAGATACTGTACAACCAGTAAACAAACGAGCTTGATCGATGTCAGCAGCGTAGTCTTCGATAGAGAAGTACTTAGGTGTTGTACCAACTTTTAGTACATCTGGTGCTGACGATGGGCTTGTGTCCCATGTGTTAAGCATAACAGATTCTAAGAACTCATCAAAGTCACCATCACGTAGGTCAACAACGATGTCACCACCTACTTGGCTGTTACCTTGACGGTCAACCCGTGTCATACGGTCAGCTTGAATTTCATTACCAGCAACACGATCACGAGTTAGGTTTAGTGAGTGTGTGTTGAAAGGTAAGTTTTGGAAGTTTCCAGCAGGTGTCGTACCGAAAGTCGTTTCGGTAATATATGACAGCGTGGAACGAGAACCCTGTGCGAAGGCCATTTATATTCTCCTAATTAATTGTATATGTACCAGCCGATATCAATCGGAATATAGTACCAAGGACTGTCCACAAAGCCTTGCTGCCGTTCAGCATAATCTATGGACACTATGATTGTCTCATCGGATGAGTTAGTAAAGCTAATGTCTGTCGTTGCCTCAAAAGCCTCTATAACTTTGTTAGCTAAATCATCAGCAGTAGCTGGGCCGTTTCCTTCTGGGGTATAAACAAGAACAGTAAATACACCTTGGTATCTCTGTTGTGGATTTGTACCTCTTACAGCAGGTCTACGGAGTGTCGGGACATACTGGCACTTGACATAGCTTGTACCTGTCGTCGGATCAAAAGAAACATTCTCATATGCAATGTCAGGTAGACCAGAAACATTAGACAATTTTGTTTCTAAAGCAGCACGAATATCATTATGTATACTAGCCATGAATATTCCTTACTTTAGCAAACACATGATATCCATGTTTATATTCTACGGCAGGGGCGTGAGGTGAACCGTTTCTTAGTGTTATGGCTGTCGTATTAAGTAGGTTAGGTACTTTGTTTATATCTGAAACAAGATTACCTAAACCCTCTTTACGCATTGCCTCTGCATTCTGATTTGTAGGTTTATTTCTAGAGGACTTTCCCCTTGGACGACCAGCACCTACAGTATAAGAAAATGAAGTTACATAAGCACCAGTATCTACAGGTGAATATAAAACTGCTGTCTGTGCTATATCTACTAGCTTATCTCTTACAGCATCTTCTGCTCTTTGTTCTAATGCAGCAAACTTCTTTCGTAACGAGGGATTAATCTTAAATGTAGTTTTAAGCATTATTCTCTCACATCACAAATGTAACAAAGTTTAGTCCCATTAGAAAATATTGTGCGAACACTTACAATCTTAACTGTATCACCATTACCTATGATTTGATCTTCATCGTCAGGTTCTACAGCTAACCCCAGAGCAGAAATAACACACTTACGTGTACCACGACGAACTTGATCTACGTTAAAGATAATACCTTCGTCATAATTGTAGAAATACGCAGTGATACTATAATCTGTTGTAGCTTCACTCTCTAGAGAACCTGTAGCAGGATTATACGTACCCTCTGTTGTAACTTTGCGTAGTGTTACACTTTCCCCAAAGTCATTAACTAGATTATAAAGGTCAAACGATCTGAAAGACATCTATGCCCCCTATTAATCATAGTCTGAGCCGTATTCATCACCACTATAACTTGGAGGATTACGGAAGCGGTCACGACGAAATGATGGAGTTATACGATCTGTGTTAGCTCTAACAGTATCAATAACAGTTTTGCTTATGCCACCAGCCTTGATACCTACAACAGCACCAGACTTCTTACCCTGATATTCTAGGTTTTCTGCTAGGTTACTGTACTGTTTTGATAGATCACTATAGTCTGCACTTAGTGCGCCATCTAATTGTGTATTTACCTTACGTGCATATTGAGAGGCTATTGTTCTAGCGCACCAAGCTGCTGCATAGTAGATATTGTCATTACTTTGAGCTAGAGCGAAAGTGATTTCTTCGTTCTTTACCTGTTGATCATTCGTATCTGTATCGCCAAGCAATAAACGAACAGAGTTCAACCGACCAGATGCCGTTGTTGTACCTAGATCAGTTTCGTCGTAGCTCCAAGCCATCAGTCTACCTCATATCGTCCGTATGTTCTACGCCAGCTTCTAATCAATCCACGTTGCTTATCTGCAATCTTAGATTTCTTACATTTCTTACGGTCAAAGTCAGCTTGTGAGCTTGTCTTAGCTTTAACCTTAGTGTTGATGTTATCTACAACAGCGTGTAATCCAGTTACATCTAGCTCTTCTAGTCCGTCACCAACTTTACGTTCTATTTCTAAATCAGAGTTGTGGTAAATCATACGTTGATTATAGAAAGTCAAAACTGTCTTCTCGTCAACACTGAGTTCTTTCCACTTGAACTCTTGGTTCTTCTTCAGTTGACGACCACCTGCAGTAAAGGGTACTTTAACAAACACTGGTCGGTCTAGCTGAAGAGGCATTTCTTCTTGTCTTAACATGATAACCTCTTATGTCGGGTGAGGGAATATGAGGGCCACCGAAGCAGCCCCCAGTAATAATATATTAAACAACAACAGTGTTAAAGAATACACCCAAGTCAGCACCTGTGACTTTCATGTCGTATGACATTTTAACTTGGATATGTTCAGCAACTTGCATACGCTTAAGAGCATCGTCTGAGAATGATTCTACAGTGACACCCAAGTTGTTTACACCTTGTAGGTTGTTCCATGCGAAGGTTACACCTGCTGCTGGTGTCATCAAACCTGCTGATGCAGGTGAGTGTACCAACAATGCAGCTTTACCACCGATGAATGCGTTGCTTTCTGCGACACCTTCTACAGATGAGTTTTTAACTGCTTCCATGACGTAGAAGTTCTCTACCTCAAAGATTTCAGCCAACTTAGCGTTAGTGATAAGTGCAGTGTTTGTGACAGTTGCACCACCGTTCAGACGTGCTAGGATGTCTGGGTGGTTGATTAGGATGTCACGTACTTCTTTACCAACAACCATTGTGTTTGGCTTGAAGCCGCCTGAAGCTAGTTGCATTGAACGACGAGCAGTTGTTACGTCAACGATTGGTGTTGAGTTTGTGTAGTCAGACCACTGTGTGACCTCTGCTGCTGTGTCGTTGTCTGCGTTAGCAACACCTGTGTATTCTGTACCCCAGATACCTGTGGCAAAGAAGTTGGTTGCGAACTGCTCTTCACGATGGATCAACAGACGGTTTGTTAGTGTCTGCGCACCTGCTGCACGGATGTCTAGTGCCGCATCTTCGTTAGCAAGAGTTTGCTGGTCGAAGTCCATGCCTAGTCCGTAGACATCTGCATAGAATGAAGAGTTTGATAGTGACATACCGATACGGTTGACTTCTGTGCGAGGCGCAAGAGCCTTCACGTCACCTGTACGGTTCATGTTGTCACGGTCATAGATGTAGTATTTGTCAGACTGTTTGTCTACGCCTACTGTTGGGAAAACCTTATCAGCGATAAAGTTAGCTTGATCTTGTACATATGCGATTGTGAGGTTAGTCAACGGCTGGTCGATATGTACCGAGTTTGGTGTTAGCAATGGCATTGTTCTATATCCTTCCTATTGCTGGTTACGCTGGTACTACGTTGCCGCCTTGGATCAACTCAATGGCAAATACTTGACCATCAACCGCTGCTTCCAAAGCATAACCTAGAACGACATCACCTGCTGCTGCTGTTAAAGCATCACCAGAAGCGTCTGTTTGAACTTGTGCGCCAGCAGCAATAGTGCCACCAGAAGTTACCATTACTTTACCAGAGATAGCAACTGTTGCAGCTTCACCTGCCGCAGGGTCATTCAAAAGAACGCCGATTGCGTTTTCACCAGCAGCGTCAGCTAGGTCGATCTGACCGTCTGACTCTAGTGTTACGAATTTAAATTGTGCCGACGATAGGTCTTCGCCAGCAATGAATGTCCGTGTGTCACGGGATTGCATTACAGCCATAATTATTCCCCTTTATAGCTTTTGTTGATTAGGGCTTTACCTTCGTCGGTTTTAGCTACAGCAGCATACGCTTTAGCATACTCACCCTTTTTCATCTTGTTCTCTTCCATATAGGTTTTGACAAGAGATTCCATTTTATCAGCAGCAGTTGCGAACTCGCCATCTGCGTCTGACTTTCCGACCTCTTCCATGCTTTCTGCGAATGTCGCATCAGCAGCTTTCAAGGCTTCCATTACAGCTTCTACTTCACCGAACTCTGCGACCAAAGACTTAGCTACATCTTCTGCAAAGTGTGGTAGAGCATCTGTTGCACGTTTTGTTAGTTCAGCATCAGCTTTAGCTAGTTCAGCTTCTTCTAGTGCCTTCAAGATAACAGCAGGTACATCAGCTTTGTTGATTTGCTCACCTTCATACTCGATGTACTCTGGTTCAGCTTTCTTCTCAATCGAGTCTGCTTTAATTACAAAGCCGTTCTCAATAAGAGCTTTACGAAGGTCTTCGTTCTGAATTTTAAGAGCATCGTTCTCAGCTTTAACAATGTCAAGCTCGTCGATTTCTACTTCTTCAGATTTCTTCATTTCAGCTTCATAAGCCTTCATAGCTTCTTCTTCATTCATGCCTTTGTCCATGTATGGCTTTAGCTTTGCCTTTAGGTCATCTGACATTTTTTCTACTTCTTGTTCCATGTTGTCTCCATTGGAATCATCACGCTTGAACAAGGAGACCATTGCCTGTGCATTGGCAGGACGATCTACAAGAGACAGTTCATCCAGTTCAAGCTGTTTCAATAAATTAGGCACTATAGTCCTCCTTGATTGCACGACCCCCAATAGAGAAGGCCGCTAACT